AGCAGAACCATATGCACTGAGCCCCTTCTTAACATGCTTTTTCAGAAGGGTATAGAGGCAGTTCTCGTGAAGCAGCTAAGAAAGGTCGTTGGTATTGACTTCTCAAAGCAGCAACATAAGAACAGGCTTCTTGCTCAGCTTGGGTCCAAAACTGGCAGGTTTGGAACAATCGACCTGTCCAGCGCTTCAGACTCAATGTCTCTCGGTCTCGTTGAGGAGTTCTTCCCACGCCAAGTTGTTTCCTGGCTTAAGATGACCCGCAGCGAGGTAACCGTCCTTCCAGATGGTACCGAGGTAACGTTGCATATGGTGTCCAGCATGGGAAATGCTTTTACCTTCCCATTGCAGACACTTTTCTTTACTAGCTTAGTCTACGGTGTCTACAAGGCCTACGATATGTTCTTCGACAGGCCGTATGGGCATTCTCTGGGCAGCTTCGCCGTTTACGGCGATGACATCATCGTCCGTCGGGAGGCTTATGACCTCCTTTGTCGAACTTTGGTGTTATGCGGCTTCAGAGTTAACGCAGACAAGTCCTTTAACGAGGGCTTTTTTCGCGAGTCGTGTGGCGGTGATTATTACCACGGCCAAAACGTGCGCGGTGTCTACATTAGGACGCTAAAACACGTGCACGACAACTACTCTGCCATCAACCGGCTTAACGTCTGGTCTGCGGAGATGGGAGTTCTGCTCCCTGAAACGATCCAATATCTTCTTAAGGGGTGCAGGATCCTTCCTGTACCCCTGGATGAGATGGACGTCGCAGGGATAAAGATCCCCCTTCGCAGTGTAAAGCTCAGGAAAGTCAACAAGTATACGGGTGGTATAATGTACCGCTATGTGCACTTGCGACCTCTTGAGTTTGATGTTTCAGACGTTGAGTTTCGGCCCCCTAAGCTCCGCGGTTGGATTAACAACCCTTCCGCTGTGCTTATGGCCGCATTGGCAGGTTCACTTCGGCGAAGTAAAGTGGCCATTAGACGTTCTCGGCCATTGACTTCGATCAGGGTACGGTACAGTTCGAGTTGGGACTATATCACACCCGCTCTCGGCGTGAGCCGAGAATTCGGAGAGCGATGGAAGTCGTTCTTCGAGCTGAACCTCAACCTTTTGTAGGTCAGCACCCTGGACTCAACTAAAAGTCCACCCCGGGGTAAAAGACGGTTGATTGACTAACAATCAATCAATCAAAGAAGCCCTTGCATCCCGAGGCC